ACTCCCCCGCTTTCTTGCCAAGGAGTTCGCCCGCACCGGACCCAAGCGCACCTGAAGCGCCTCCAATCAGTGCGCCCTTCAGAACATCTTGGCCCCGCAACCCTGCCATCGTGCCGCCACCAATAGCGCCAAGGGTTCCTGCCCCGAGAGCCTTTGAGCCTGCGGTTCCCAATGCCTGACCAAGTGCTGTTTCGGCTCCAGGCGTAAAGAACCCTGCCGCTCCCCCGGCGGTTGCGGCCATAAGCGCCATTTGGGCAAGCGGTATTGCCGTGCTCTTCCAAGCCTCAGAGTAATCAAACTCATTACCGCCGGTTATGTTCCCAGATGCATCACGATAAACAATATAACCACTGTCCCCGCCGGTAAATACGCGCTGAGTTGAGCCTGTTACCGCCCCATTCGCATCGTATGTAATTTCATTTTCAATCGGTTTTCCGTTTTGACCCGTGATTGTCTTGGTTGCCCTATATCCACCAAGAATCTTGTCCGCATCAGTAACCTGCCGATCCGGTATGTCCATGCCGCTTGGGTCTGGACGATAGGTTTCAAACGGCGTGATGTTCCAACCGCCGACATCCATGCCCATCATTAACGGCTTGTCAAACGAACCTTCGGCGGCAGCAGAGGCGGCGGCGTAATCAGACCTGTACTTATCAAGGGCGCTCTGGGCAAAGTTGGGGTCTGTCTTGGTTAAATACGTGATCAAGTCACGCGGGTCAGTTGGTGGCTGACCGGCGGCAGTGGATGTGGCGGCAGGCGCAGCATGGGCGGTAGAGGGAGCGGCGGAAGGAGCCGCTCCAACCAAGTCCAGGACATTGTTCTGACTGGTAGGAACAAAGCCTGCGCCTTCTAGCGTTTGCACGATGTCCCTGGGCTCGGGTTGGACGAACGTGTCCTCCGGCACGAAACGCTGCTCAAACTCTTGCTCTGTAAGAAGTCGCGGCATGATCTTATTGAGTCAAGTCGTAGAAAGGGGCAGTCATCGACTAATCTCTTCCCAGTCCAGAGAGCCAAGCACCTGATCCCCGTTGGATGCAGCCGTGCAAGCAAGCGTCAGTTCATACGCAGTGGCGGTGAACGGATCGCGCTCCAGTTGAGAAGCGAACAACGCTTCCTTCAAAATGTCAACGCTGTTGGAACCCTGATTGGAGCCCTGAAAGAAACCCGTTGCCAGAATCCGACCGGTGCCCACGGTGAACGCCGTGCCGGTGATGTTGTACTCAACTGCGGAGTTTGTGCCTGCGCTGACCCATGTGCCGCCCGTTGTGGTGCCAGACGCCACAACCTCCCACTTGTAGTTGGCGTTGTTGGTGATGCCCAGAATAGATATAGCCGTCAGGATGGCAATCGCGTCAAGGCGGGCTGTCTTCAAACGAATCGACACTACAGGGTAGAACGTCCCGGCAGTGGTCAGTGTGCGGGGACTTGTGATGGTGTTACCGGCAGACAACTGCGCCCCGCGCAGTTCATACCCGCCCTCAGAGATTACGGTCGAGCAAACCTGTTTGAGCGTACTTGCACTGGCAGTCGCGCCTGTGTTCGTCATCTCATACCGCAGGGGCAACGATGCAGTTGTGATGTAGGTCGTGGTGATGAGGTTGGCGTGGTTAAAGTTGTGCGCCGGTATGAACACCCCATCAATAATGAAGCCAAGCCGCACCGTGCCAAGACCAAGCCACTCCACGTCCATGTAGAGAATCTGCGCCTTAGAGGCATCCAGGGTGATACCAGACGGCCCCGTGCCGTTGAGTGGGTCTTGATTCCAATCTGCCTGCGCCACACGGGTATTGGTCACCATTCCGGTGACGCTGCTGCGCTCAACGAAATACAGGTCAAGCCCATCACGTTCAAAGTACAGGCCGTTGGCCGCACCGTAATAGCCCGCACGTTGGCGTAGGTTGGCCTTGGCAGTGCCAAACACAAACGTGTTCATCACCAACAGGCTCTTACCCGGCTGATACGAAAAGACTTTGATTGTCTCGCGGATGATCTGGTCACCACTGGCCGAGCCAACCGTCAGGTCCATCAGCCCTTCATTGGCGTTAAAAGTTGCCGCTGCGGTGCCGGTTATGCTGTTGACCCACAGGTTGTTGTCCGCGTAGCGGTGGGATGAGTCGAACAAGGTCAGCGGGTTGCTGACCCGCAGGCGCCCAAAGGCATCGACGTTGGTGCCGCCAATAGAGATTGGGATGGGTACGGTTGTAGTCACAAGACCCCTCAGTATTGCGTCTAAACGGTTGAAGTACAGACGCAGGACGTTGTTGAACTGCTCCTGATACCGAGAGTCGTAATTCCCCGGTGCCAGGGGAAGATTGGGCGGCGCAGGTACGGTGACATTTTCGACAAGCAGTGTCATCTGCGACCATCCACTCGAACGTCGATACGGGGAGAACCCAACTGCCACGTCACGCCGAGAGCATTCGACTCAGCCTTCATAATCAACTGCCGCCCACGAACCCGGATGTAAACGATGTTGGTGAACTGCTCAATCGGCACTGTGGCCGTGCGCGTGACCGCTGCACTGCTTGATCCGCCCAAAGACTGAGGGTTGTTAAACCCTGAGCCCGCTCCCTTCATGGGGATGAGCGACATGGTTAATTGTGGATTGTTGGCCGTCGAGCCCACAAACGTCACGTCCGGCAGCATGCGCCAGATGAAGCCAAAGTTCTGCCCGTCCTCGATGTCAAACTCGGCAGATTCAATGTAGGCGTTGATTGCAGCGGGTGTCCCGGTGGCGTTGTCGTCCACGCCGTTCTCGTGCTGCACAAGATTGCCCAGGTACGTTGCTCCAATCGGATAGTCTTGCAGGCCCGAATCGAGCCATGCCGTCCGGGCCAGGGTGCCGTAGTACCAAATTTCCTCTAGATAGTTATAGACGACGTACCGATCCACGGTCGTGGAGTTGGCCGAGCAGTAGAACCACCAGACCTCGTTGAAGCCCTCATTGGTTCCGGCAAAAACTTGACCTGCCTGAGACTGATTGAAGTCTCCAAAGATATGGCGGCGCAGATCGCACTTGAGGGTCTGTACGCGACCATCATAAGCGTAGAACTTGTCCACGCCCATCCAGTACACTCTGCCAGAACCAATAGCAAGGGCATTTGGGCTGAGGATGGAGATGTTGCTGCCCAGAATCTGTGCGCCCCAAACATCCGGCGCTCCAAGGTACTGCAAGGAGTAAACGGCTGAGTCCGTAAACACCACAAGTTCCTGACGGGCTTGGATGGCGGTGATGATCTCACTGCCGTCTGAAAGCCGAAGACTGCCCGCCTGATTGGTTGCCGTAGGCGTCCAGTCAACCGCACTTTCTTGGTCCGACCACCGGATCAGCATGGGGTCAATAACCGAGGAGCCAATTTCGTTGCACCCCAGTGCAAACACAAAGCGATTGATGTCAGAAATAAAGATTTTGTTCTGGATCACCGGCACCCCGCTTGCGCCGGACAGGGTAGAAAGTTCTACCGCCCGAGTAGCCACGCCCGTTGTGTTATCCCAGTAGTACATGGAACCGCGTCGGGGGCCAAAGATCAGGTCTTCGCCAAAGTTGCCCTGGCTCCATAGCCGAATCGCTGTGCGCGTCGTACTTGGAACACCAATACCCCACGAACCCGTCCCCCAGGTGCCCGCACCCCATCCGGTCAGCGGAACCTCAATCTCGGGGCCGACGTTGATCTGATAAGCGGCAGACACTGCCGATCCGCCAGTTGCTCCTGCGGCAACAACCGAAGGCGTGGTGATGGTGTAAGAGTTGACGTTAACGACGGTAATCTGGAACTCAGCGTTCAGCACCGAGGCGTAAGTCCCGGTCACTCCGCTGAACGTAACAAAGTCGCCCGTGATGCCCCCATGAGAGGGAGCAGTCACCGTAACTGTGGTGGTGCCGTTGCCTGTAAACGGGTCAGTGCCCAGCGTGGTGGTTACGCGGATTGGCGTGATGTCGTAGTACGCGCCGCCCCGCTCGATATAAAACTTCAGGTGGGTGCCAACGCCAATCAGGTTTTCACTCTGGAGCGTTACCCAGTTCCACAGGGAACGGCAGACACCAAGGAACGTACTGGCAGAGATGCGGGTCCATCCACCAATCTTCTCAGGAGTGCCCTGGCGGAAGCGCACCTTGTCGCACTCGTACCAACCCGACTCGTTGGTGTAGCGGGTGTTTTCTTTGTTGACGCCCGGATTGAGTTTGAGTTTTTTTAATGGCACGCTACGCTCCGTACAAGTTGGACTTGCGCTGATTCTCTTTTTGAGTAATCACTCGCAGGTTTGATGGAGTGTGCAAACCGGATACCGTTTTGCCGCGCAGAGGGAGAATGTGGTCAACATGCCACTTCACGCCGGTAAGTTTTGAGCGGGACGCAGCAAGTTCATAGGCTTGCTCAATGAACCAAAGGTCGTCATCTGTAAGCCACTTCGGTGTGCGGTTCAGCAACGCAATCTTACGCCGCTGACAGAGGTGGTTGGTCAGCGCCTTGTTTTCTTGCCGGTATGCGCGGCCATAGTTGGAAAGATGTTCTGCATTCTTTGCCCGCCATTGCCGGGTCAATTCGTTGCAGAACTCTTGATTTTGATCTCGATACCGCTTGCGGTATGCACGCTCCCCATCCTTAAACAATGGGTCTTGCCGAGACTTGGCCTTCCGCTCCAAGTTGTCTGCCTTGTGGCAATCAATACAGAACGTGTTCAACCCATCCTTCATGCGCTTGTTGGCATAGAACAGGTTGGCGTCCTTGTCTTGCTTGCAACGGTTACAGGTCTTCAGCGGCATATCGGTATTCTCCCGTCAAGACAGGAAAAGGGCAATCTCGGCTTCCCTGCGTTTAACCAGACCTGGAAGGACTTTGCCGCCGCCCATCGTCCACTGGCGGAAGGCGTCTGCCGCCCCGTCCCAGTCGTCGCGGTTGGCCCGCATCCTGATTTGGCTGCGCTGCAAGTTACCTAGCCCTGCATTGAAGGCAAAACTGACCAAAGCGTCAAAAGAGCCTTGACGGCCAGATACGCCGGGAACAAGTCGAAGAACACCACGTTCAAAAGTCCCGACATCATCACGGAATAGTTCGTCGATCTCCGTCTTAGTCCAGACACGGCTGTCCTCCGGCTTCAGGGGGAACTCGTTGCGGAGCATCCCGGTGTAGCCTTCCTTGCGGATGACCGGGAGCCTGATCTGCTCTTGGTACAGGACGTGGCCATAGCCAATCGTCCAAATATGGGCAGGGCAAAGGTAGGGTTTACTCCTAAACCCCTCATACTTGTGCATGAGGTCTTCGCCCGCCTTGCTCAGTTTCACTTCTTACTCCACTGGCGCGACCCGAACCAGTAGCCGATGATGCCCCCGAGGATTGCCATCTCGTCGGCAGAGAAGATCAGGTCGGAGTACAGGATGATGTCGTCCATGCCCTGAATCAGATTCGGGTGGTTCCACAGATACCACGCCATGAAGGCGTTGATGGCCACCAACTCAAAGACGAAGATGTAGGTCACCGTAGGACGGACGGTGCCGGTGTAGTTCACCACCCACCGGGAAGCCTTGTCCATGATCTTCTGGTCGTGCGCCAGAGCCGCCTCGGTCATCCGGGCGTCAGTCTCCATCGCCACCTGCTCGGTGCGAATCTCTTCCATCCGGGCCTGGGCGGCAAAGCCTGCTGCGGCCAGTTGCAGTTCCCGCTCGGTCTGAACCTGAGCCAACTTCAGTTCATGGGCTTGGTCTGCCTTGTTTTGGAAGTATTCAAGCAATTTGGGCAGGCCCGAGAGCAACAAACCCCCGAGGGTGGAAAGAAGCGACAGCATCTCAGGCTCCTAGAGCAAAGAAGAACAAAAGCACCCCAACCGCCCCCACACCAAGTGAGGCGTAGAACAGGCTCAGGGTGACGGCCAGGATGGCCGCAGAGGACAGGACGATGGCCAGTTGCAGCGCCATGCCGGAGTAGGAATAGTACGAAGACTTGGCCTTGGCTGCGTCGCGCTTGGCTTCAGCAGCGCGGGCCTTTTCCATGATCTCATCCATGTCGGCGCGTTGCTTGGTGGCCTTCTGCTCGTTGTTGGTGACCTCGTAGATGGTCGCCCGGACATTCTTGGCCTGATACCACGCCCACAGGTTGTTCGACTCTATGGTTCCATTGAGAACCGCAGAGGAGTTCCTTCCGGCAAAGTAATTTGTAACAGCAAGGAGTAGAGCAAGCAGGCTAATAGAAACCGCAGCAAGAGCCTTGACATGGGCCTCCCTCTCTGAACGGCTTGCGCCTTCCGGCGGCTTCCTGAAACTCATTGCTGTACCTTGTCGAGTAAGTAGTAGCCCACCGCGATCAGGGCGGTTGCCACGAAGGCAATACCTGCCCCGTACTTCACATTGAGCATGAACTCCTTCTGCCGCAGGCGGTGCTCACGCTCCTTCTTCTCGCGCTCCTTCTTGAGCCGGATGCGCTCCATGATCATCTCGTTGTAAACGCTCTCACCGTAGTGAGCGACGATCAGAATCTTGAGTTCGTACTCCTGCTTGATCAACGCTTGCTTGTGCATCGTGATCTGCAAGGCTTCCTGCTCGATGCTGTCGTCGTGCAGCAGCCGCTTGAAGACCGAGGGCTTCTTGTTGGCCTTCTCGTTGGCTAGGCGGTTGAAGTCCCCAAAGGCGCCGTACCACTTGCCGATCTGACCGGCTACATCTTGAATCTCGCGGCCCGTGGCGACGAGTTTCTTAACGGCACCAAAGGCAGCGTTTGCTGCCGATACTGCTGCGAGGATGCCGGTGATGGGTTCCATACACTACTTGTTCCCCTTCAGAAACT